ATAAGATTACCACCACCAATACCCCCTACGTTTTCTTTTAGTACAGGTATATTAAATTTCCATTTAGTAGTTACATCTAATAACTCCATAACTTCTTCAATGTTATTTGTAACTGCAGGATTTTTATCTTCACTAATATTTATTTTATGTTTATCTATCATGTTAGTAATCTCTGCAAAGTTAGCCTGCTTACCATTAAATATTTCTGTAGCCTCTACTGCTATTCTTTGTGCTAAATCTCTATCAGATAATATACGAATAATATCTTTTGCTATTTCTTTACTAGGTTCTTGTACTTCTTTTATATCTTCTACTAACTCACTAAATTTTTCTTTTGCAGCTCTCGTTAATGCAGGATTAAATATTGTTGTATGCAAAGAATATAACTCATCAACTTTTATATCTTCCTCATATTTCTCGTGTGCCTTTTGTATCGTATCATATAAAGAACTTATATCTCCTGCAAATACTGTCGGGGATAGTGCGCCTTTATACTGAGTATAAAATTTTTTATTAAGCATAAGCCTAATCATTTGTTTTTCTATCACTACCAAACTCCTTTCTTAGTGCTATATCTATAACATCCATTATTGATTGATCTCTCTGTGTCCACTCGGATCTGTTCATATCTTTAATATCATATTTCCAGCTGTTCCAGCTATCAAGAATTTCTTCTTTCATTTTTTTGTCCATAAAAAATCTCCCTAATTTGTTCTGTATTATAATATTTTAAGTCATCTTCTAATGGTTTTACTATTACATTTTCAAATCCAGATGATCTTAAATCTTTTGCCATGTCATATGCTTTTGTTGTAGCATCCCTATCTAAACATATATATAAATTTTTGTATGGTTCTAAATGACTTTTGTGTAACGCTTTTAATTTAGTACCCATAATTGATATACCAGTTAATATGTTTGATACTGCACATGCAGATGGACAATCCTCTACAATGACTGCATCAACACACTCTCCACATTTAAAAGGAACATCTTTGTTACCGTACATATACCATTTAGGAAAATCATTTTTATTTAATGCCCTACCTACTGCACCTACTATTTTGTGTGATACTCTATTTTTAATTAGGAATACAACTCTATTTTGTTTTACATCATATTTAAAATCTGCTCTACCCCAAGACCAAGCCTCCCAACAATTATTGTTAGATAGCCAACGCATGGCTTTTTCATTTGAGTAGATAGATTGAAAACTATCTGGTATTTTAAAGTCTGTGTCCTCTATGTGTAATGATCTATTTCCGTGAAATACTCTTTCAACATATTGCATATTCTTTTCCCCCTCTCGTTTACCTTTTGCGTTGCATGATGCGTGGAAGCAATACCACCCTAATTTATTTTCAGTTGTATCTATAGACAATGTATTTCTTCCGTTACAGAATGGACAATCCATTCGTGTTTGTGTATCTGACGGTATGCTTAAACCTTTGATAACTTCTAATTGCTGTCTATAATTCAAGTTTGTACTTCCCAATAATAAATATTTTCGTTATATCTTTTTTCTTCTTCTTTTTTACCACTATCAAAACTTTCTAATGCAACAAACGTATTTTGTTCAATTTTAAACAAATTATTATTTAAGTATTCAATAATTTTTTCTTCAATTTGTTCTTTGTTTGGTTCGTGATCGAATGGAAGTATTGCATTCAGTTCGTGTTGGTAGGCTATTATTCTTACTTTGTATATTTTCATTATTTATTTATTCCGTTATCACATTTTTTGTTTTTTGTCAAATTTTTTTTTGCATCCATTTCTTCTATTTCCTCTGTAGTATACTTTTTCATCCTAGGATCATAATTGTAATATTTAAATTTAAACCCTCTTTTTTTTAATTCTTTTATTTTTTGTGGTGACCAATAATACATTATCCTCCTTGTATTTTACATACCATGTGGTATCTCTACCATTTGCTTTGCACCAATTATGATGATGCTCTAATATTTTTCTTATCTGCTCACCATATTTTAATTTCATAGTTTACCTTTTCTTTCTTTTCTTGTAACGTATGGTAGTTTAAACATTTTAGTGCTATTCTTACCCTTTTTACTTACCCACTTTACATTAACAAAATCTCCCTTACCATTAAAAGATTTTAACGCTTTCTTTAAACTCATTGCCTCTATTACTTTTGGCTCACTAGTATCAATACCATTGATAAATTCTTTACCCCTAGTGTATGTTATAAATGTATACTCTTTCATATTTTCTCCTTTACATATCTTTTTAGTTCTTTGTCCTGTATATTATCTGGTATTTTATTTTTATAAAATATCTCGTAGCTGTCACTACCATACTTACCAATACCATGTAATTGTGTTGCGTCCTCTCCATCCCATCTTAAATAATCCTCTGACATTCTCCAGATCCTCTGGGCTTTAACATTATGCATACCTAAAGTTTTAATCATGCTTGCTATAGTATCTCGGTTTGATTCTAATAGCACGTCTGGCCTAGGAAACTTAGAAAAAAAGTTAGGTAATACCTTTTTAACTTTCTTACGGCCTGTTTGGTTTAGACATATAACACCCACCATATGTTGCCAAACATTATCTACTTGCTGTTGCACCATGAGATCATCACGCATTGGTAATGGTATGGATCTATCAGCTTTGTTTCTCAATGATTGTCTATAACTCTCATTAAGATATTTCTGTTCTTCTTCAAATTTATCCATTATATCTTTTTAATTTTTGATTTTAAATTATTTACAGATCTTTTGTAAAGTTGTTCAGGTCTTTCAGTTTCTAACACTCCAATACATTTATCTTTACCATTTGGAAAGCCAGTTAGTTCATCAAGCATTTTGTGATTGTCATATCCTAACTTAATGCAGGCTTCTTGAATGTCATGAAATGTAAACAACATATTTTTTGTTATTTGAATCATTCCTGGTCTTGTTTCTTTTGGTATTATTTTCATTTGTTCTCCTTATTTGGTTTTTGCATTTTAAAACAATCTTCTAGTTTATTTTTATGACCTAGACTATCTATAAATTGTTGACATTTTTTTACATAAGCCTTTGATAAATCTTTTTCATCATATAAAAAATAATTTAACAGACTATTGTGATTACTTCTTACTACCATTAATGTTCCTTATAGCTTACTTGTTTAACCTCACGACTCCAACAGGAACGGCAACTACCACACTCACCATTTTGTTTTGGTGCAGGGCATTCCCTACCTATTGCAGATTTATCTTTATGTACACCAGAAGTCCAGTTCCAAAAGTTAGGTGGTGGACTATCTACTTTGATTGCTGATACACGCAAACATAAATTCTTTGGCACATCTTCTTCTTTGATTTGTTTTATTATCTGATATTCTCTAGTAGCTAACCAATGATTTATCTGTGGTGTTAGTTCACACACCTCAAATATTTTCATTAGATGTGAGAAAGATTGTATATCTCCTGCATCAAACCACCTGTGATAAAGCCTTGATTTATCTAGGTTTTTGTACTTTTGTGTCAGTAATTCTGCCATATAATCTACCCATTCTGGCATCTCTATAGCTTTTCTTCTTACCTCATGTGCATCAAATACATTTCTAAATACATATCTACCCTTTAATGCATAGCAAGAATGACAGATAGTGCCTTTTATCTTTGCCAACTTACTACCAGTCTTACAATGTTTAGCAGATATACCCCAACCAAACGCAGGCATCTTACTTGGATTAGATAGTGTGCCTATCTTTTTTTCTATTTCTTTAACTCTTTGTGTCATAATTTTTCCCCTTTATTCCTCCTCTCCATTACGAAATACTCTGTCATATTTTTTAGAACCTTTAAGCTCAGTAATTGCGTCCTCAACAAATCCTTCAGCGTCAAAATCAAAAAATGTTTCATTATCTTTTACACCTAAAGATTCAGCTTTTTCGCCATCTTCATCATCTTCACTTCCAGAACCGCATATTAAAATTGAATTTTCTTTGTAGTATTTAAGTTGAGACTCTAGTTCTTTTATTTTTTTATCTTTATCATTCATATTATTATTCCTCCCACTATAAAACCAATGGCAAACCAAACAATTTCTGTTCGGTAATATAATGACCATGTATTTATTTTATTTAATTTTCTTTTTATATTTTCCATTCTAATCTCCTTATTGCAAATCTTAATTCATCTTTAGTTAATAGTCCTGCCTTCCACTTAGATGATAACTTACTATATAGCTTTTGTATATGATCCCTAGTTGTTCCAACATAATCACACGTTATAGAACAATCATTAGTATAGAACCAATTTCTTGCTTTTTGTATTTCTGCTATAGATAGGTTGTGGCCTATGCCTAATCCAAAAGCATCTTCAAATCTTTGCTGAATGACAGCAATCCATATTTTTTCTTCTGGGGATCTTGTACGTTTATCTGTAACTGCTTTTTCCATAATTATTTCTGTATGTGTATTCCGTGCTTTGCACAGAAGTATTTTTTATTGATTATTATAACTGCTTTGAAGTTACATAAGTAACATAATTTTTTCCTTTGGTCAACTTGACGCATTGAATTTTGATCGAATCTATGATATGATGACCTGTCTTTGCAGGGGGGGTTAGTATATACCATTACTTATTATTTCTATTTAATATCTTATAAGCTATGATCGCACCTATTAATAGGCAAATAATATTATAAAGTAGCATACCTAACCCTGTTTCTAATGTAAGCATATTAGTTTAAAAACTTTAGGCCATACTTATTATTCATTTCTTTATTACTCATTAAAAGTTTTAAGTGGTTAAACTTAACTCTTTCAAACATGAATATTCTACGGCTATGATTATCTTGTAGTTTCTGCACTTTGTATATTTTCCTACCAACACTAAACCATAATAGCCTAGATACAGGAATATTCCTCGGTGCTTTTTTAACAAGATCATGCACTAGTATATTCTCGTCTGGGTTTGTAGTTCTCTTTTTACCTTTTCGTTTATACATGGTACCATCTAATTGTTTCCAAGTTTTTCTGTGTTTCAAATCAAACTTGCCTACCCTGTAGCTACCATCTTTTTTTATAAATCCTGCTCGGATCTTTTTAGCTTTGGTTTGTGTCATTAATGTGATAATAAAGTCTGACACTTTGCCGTGCTGTACATCTGCATATATCATATTTTTTCTCCTATTATTAATTATCCCGATCCACCACCGATAGCTAGGCTCTATAGCCCTAGCAGTAAGTAATGGATCGAGCATTATGGGATAGATTATCACTCGTGTTTACTCTAATCCCATGGGCAAGAGTGCATGCATTTTTCACTAACCATCGCTAGTCTTGCCTCTTATCAATCAGTAGTGTACTCGCCACAGCACTTTCCTATAGGTGGTTCACTGCACACTTAACTACATTCGTTGTAGATACTAATTAATTAATTGTTTAGCCGCATTATGAGAGTAGCACTTGTTAATCTCTCATACTAAACAACCCCTTAATTGTAATCGGTCATTATACAAGTTGTAGTATGTAGTTCCTTACATTAAAGGGGAGATCACCCCATCAACTTGTGGTTCGTTAGAAAACAAAAAAGGACAGCCACCCTCTCGCGCGACTGCCCTTTAGTTATAACATTTTAGATTGAATATGTCAATCTTTTTTATAGTCGATAGGTTCTATATCTGGTTTCTGCAACTCAGTTTGTGGTTCTGGTGGAGAAATTTTAAAAACCATTCGATGTTTTATAAATGTAGCGCTATCAGTATTCCAATTGTTTAGCGCCTCTTTTGCCTTCCTATGCTCATACAATAGCTCAGTCGTAGGTCGGCCATGATTTTCAATTAAAGCTAAACAATTAATAAGTTTTCTCCTATATGTTCGCTTCCATTTTAGTTCATGCGAAGTATCAAGTGTTTTTACTTCTTCATTTAGTTCGGGCTGATTGCCCTCTATGTTTCCTAACATATGTTTTTCCTTCCTTTAAAGTAATTATAAATTATAGTAAATATTTTTATAAGTCAAATAAAAAACCCCCCTGTATTTCTACAAGGGGGTTGCCTTTTTATCTAAGAGGGAGATAAAAGATTGTTAAATTAAATAACCATTATACCACGCTACCAAGTAACTCAGTGTGGTCATGATTACAAAAAGAATTAAAAGCCAATAGAAGTCCTTCATATTAAAAGGGTAGTAATCCCCATACTTTTTGAGCATAAATAAAAGTATAAGTTCCAATTACTTCTACTTTATATAATAACCAAGACATATTTTTCTCCATTTAATTGTTGTTATTAAAGGCTAATGCGATGGGATCTTGTAAAGTATGTACATACAATACTTAATCGTATCCATCGCACAGGTTCAAACAACCAGATTTACATATATATAAATCTAATCTCGCAATAGGAATTGTTTTGTTGCAACTACCTACCCCCGACACCCACTACTACATCGACATTGCCAATTCGTGGAGTGCTTGTACAATTATGTTTATACTATAATTTATTTATTCTGTCAAATGGTGTACTAAAGAATATACTAATCTGTTTTTTAACTTTATCTACCCCAAGTTCTTCTGTTTTCTTTTGAAGTATATTCTGTGTTTCTTCTGATAGATTAGTTTTTATTTTATCACGCTGACCTTTCCTGCCTTTATTAATTGATTGAACATGCGATATTGCATTACTAGTTTGATCTGTCATTGTATATCCTTTCTTATTATAAGTGAGAGGGTACTATTATAACAAATGAACAATGCCTATGGATACCGCCTCTCGATTGGTTACGATCTAGCCACGCGGGTAAGTTTATTTAGGTTTCACTTACTATTGCTTTTCCTCACTGATCAAAAAGGATATAGTACAATTACAGCTACTGCCAACTCTCAGAAGTACATAGTACAAAAAAAAAGCCCCTGCGTCAAATCTGACACAAGGGCCTTTGGTACATTATAACTACCTCACTTTACTATGGTTATACACCAACGAAACTTATCAATATTCCAAGCGTAATCCATAATAAAGATACATACATTATTGCTTTCATATTTTTACTCCGTTGTTATAATTATACGTTACAACTAAAATAAAAATAAGTCAAGCCCAATCATTTGGGGCCTCGACTGCGATCTTGTATATACGGCTAGATTTTTTTAAAAAAAGATAAGGCTATCAATACTGGTAGTGACATTATTAAAACTTTAGGAATAGTGTCTAAGCCAATAAATAATTCAGTTAATAGTTCGATCATAAAATCCCAAGTAAAGTTAAGCCAATAATGACAACCAATATAAAAAATAAATTAAATACTAATGTTTCAAAATCCATGGCCTAATCCAATAAAGTATAATATTCTTTTATAAAATATTTCTGGAACCAATAACGGCCCTGATTAATAATCGTTGCCATTTGAAATTGTCCATTGTTATAAAATAATTCAGACCCTTTAATCACATCATAAACAGCCACAGCAAACTTAGGTATTACAGCCTTTTGACCTGAGGCCCAATTAGTTACTGTCTCTAATTCATTTGCTTTTTTGGGATCAACTATTATGTCAAATGGGATCTTTATTTTTTTATCCTCAAATATAACCACTGTATTTTTTTTCATTTTGTATTTCCCTTTTAAGTTAATTAATAACTCATTAGTATATGCAAAAATTGCATAGGTCAAGTTAGTATATGCAAAAATGGAATACCTTAAATAAATGGCTTATTTATTCGTTAATGTAAAAAAGCTATATTTTACAGGGGTTATTTAAGATAAATCAAATGTGTGGATAAGTGTTAAAAAACCTATATTTTACAGGGGTTATTTAAAATAACGAATAAATATAATATTAATTTGACTTATAATTATTTATCTATATAAAGTTATTATGCTTAAAAATATAAATAAAAAAAGAAATGGAGGATTTATGGATAAGCAATTAAATACAATGTTAACAAGCATTGGAAATAATCATATCCAAAATGAAGTTACTTCAATGGGGATAGTTCAGAGAAATAATGAATTATTTCATAAAGGTAATTTTAAATATGGAAATGACAGTGTCTATTCTATGTTAGGAATTAAGGCCCCAAATCAGATATTAACTGAGACTAGAGGCTTTTTAAATGTTGACAGGATAAATACTGAGAGAAAAAGATTGGTTGATAGAATAATTTTACCTTTAGCCAATTTTAAAAATCTAGTTGAAATTGATAAATCAAAAGCAACTAAACTAGATAAGAAAAAAACAAAAGAGAATAACAAAACAAAGCCTGAACCAGATCACACAGTAAAAAAAAGTGATGATAAGATCAGAGCAAATGCTATTAGAACCACAGCTAATAGAGTTTTGTATCCATCTTTATTTATAATGACACTTGATAAATCAAATTATAAATTTGATAAAAAAGTTGTTAGAATAAATCTTTTTTGTTTAAAAAATGAAATAGTTAAATCTATTTTTGGTGTTGATAATGACAATTTAAAAAAAGCAAATCCAGATGGGAAAGTTTATTTCATGGATTGTAATTTTAGTTTGTTAGAAAAATTAACTCAGAAATATATGTTCAATGTAACAGTTGAACGTGGAATTACAGCCACTGAAGACAGCGAAGACTTAGAGGTTGTAACTGAGGATTTAACTAAAGGTGAATACACACCTGAAAAAGCACAAGCCATGTCTGATAGTATTAAAAAGCAATTAACATACTTAGATGATAACAACGGCTTAGATGCAATTCTCCAAATTGAAAACCATTTGAGAACATTAACAAACTATGGAAACACTTTGGAAGAGATAGTTGAAACAGGAAGGAAACAATCTAAGAATAGTATTTTAAAAGATATTTATGGTTCTTGGGTTGTGGACAATGCGTCAAGTGTTGAATTAAAAAGTAACTCAATTGAAGAGTTAAAAAGTAAATTCAATAAACAATTTAAGATCGCAATATAATATAATTAATAATAAACATTAAAGGGGCCCTGAAATATGGGCCCTTTTTTTATGGGTACAAGAGTACCAAAAAACAATTTAACCCCCTTTAAAATAGCTGTATGACTGAGAATCATTCTCAACTAGAGGCCATTTAATAGAACATAAAGAGAACATGGATTTAAAACAATATTTGGCCATAATTATTTATACAATAAAATTAAATTAACTTAACAAAAGGTAACTATGGAAACAAAAAAGAAAAAGCCTAAATTCTCAAGAAGACATTACGAGGATATAGCTAAAATTTTGGGCCAGTCTTATCAAAACAATTTGCACAAGTATGATGATGAGAAATTATTTAATTTACTTTGCCAATTCTTTAAAAAAGATAATCCAAATTTTAATGAGACTACTTTTAAAAGAGCAATTGAAAAAGCAAATCTTTTAAAAAATTTAACTTTTAACGAGGGGGCAAATAATGACTAAGCAATTCAGTTTGTATACATTTGATATTGGAAATTATTGTTATACTGAGACTGATAATTTAAAACAGGCTTTATCAAATTTTAGTAGAAGAGTGAACCTAGATCATAATGGGTATAGTCATCCAAATATGAAATATCATTTTGAACCAATAAGAATTGTAACTGTACAGGATCTTCAAAAGGATGAAATTAATCCAGATCGTAGCAATTCGGAAATGGTTTTAAAATTTAATTTAAATAAACTTAATAATATAATTTATAAAGGGGGTAATTACTAATGACTAAAGAATACAAGCCAAATAAAATGGAAAA